CGTAGACCTGTGTTTGCTCATCAATCCAGACTCTCCCCTCGATGTAACCTCTAGGGTTAATCCACCAGCTTTCCTTCTTACGATTTTGTCCGCCGTTCTTGGACCACTGGCAAGGCCTTGAGCAGAACCTTGATGTTGATGTTCTAGGCCGGTATTGCTTTGAGCAGGCATCGCAGTTTTTATCTGCAAGCTTCCTGTTGTTCCTTCCCCATGTATCAGTCAAGCCTTCTGATTGAACTGTCTTCTTCGGCATAACGCTATCCTAATCGGTTTGAGCGATAAGAATAGCATTAATTTGAAGAATGCGCTGGATAATATCAAATGGCTTTTGAAATAACCTCATCACAGATTGCCTTGATGGCCTCGATACTGCTAAGGCTCATAGACCGCTCATCCTCAAGAAAGCATTCACAACGAAACTGAATCTTTTGCAGCGCTTCAATCATAAGCGGGCTGGCGGCGATTAGTTTGGCATTGGCGATGAATTCAGACTCGCCCTCGTCTTCTGCGTTTCGCCACTCGCCATGATTTGCAGCCGACACGATAGCAACCATGTGATCGCCAGCCTTCACGTAATGCTCTGCGTATCGAGGATCACCTTCGTACGTCTCAAGCGACCACGGCCCATCTGTAAATTTATTCACTATGCATCCCTCAATAAAAATCCAAAAACAACTCCCCCTTCTTCCCAACCTCGCAATCTTTCTCGATTGGCGAGATGAGTACGCCGAGGATTTGGCGGTGGTCGTCGAAGCCTGTAGCTAATGGTAGGTCTCCATGCTCCTCGTAGGCTGCCAGGAGGATTGGGAGTAGGTCGGTTAGGGTCATTTGGTGCGGATTCCGTTGGTGTTCATTGCCGATTCCATTTCAAGTTCAAGCTCTGCCATTACCGAAATAGAGAAACCTTCTGCTTGAGCGATCAGGCCGTGATTCTGCATCTTCTCAAGCAGCTCATCATCGAACGACTCATAGAACCATTTCTTTGTAGCGTAGCGAATATCTATCCCCAGCGACTCTCGGGAAGCCTTCCAAGCAAGCCACATTGGATTGACTGACCAATCATCGTAGTTCTCGCCACGACGCTTTAGCTTGCCATCCCAGCCCATTGCCTTTGCGAACTCTTCAAACTGCTGCCTGCTATCCATAAACCCCTCCACCCAATAACGTTAAAGGTTAACTGTTCTGTTGTTTGCGGTAGCCTGCGTCGATCATTGCGACTGCCGCATGATAATAATCACAAGCGACATTGCTTAGCAGGGCTCGCAGCTCTTCGATGTCTTTCTCCCGCTCTTCCGCCGCTATCTGCTCGGGTGTGCGGATTGGGCGGAAATTAATCTCACCAATACCGTTTCCAACCCCGCCAATTTGATCGCCATTCAGGTGAGGGCAATGAGCAACCACCTGTAATTCTTCGTCAGAAATTGGGGTGGTGATGTAGCGAATAGTGCAAGGATACCAAGTGCCGGATCCCACTCGATATTCACAAGCCGCCCCAACAGGCGGCAGGCCTTCGCCGTTCCACTGAGTAGGCCGCTCGATCAAATGCAGCATTCTTTGGGAATGAAGGTCATCCAGCCTGAAGGTATATTCGCCCTCATTGGCGATATATCGCATTTTGATGCCGTCAGCCCTGTACCATCCACTCGGAATGCCGTCTTCATTGCTCATGACGAAATGGGAGGCCGATTGCGGCGCCCTGATCCAATCAATATTCATTTCCCACCCTCCGTAAATGTCTGCTGATTATGGCTTAGGTGTTGGGAGAGTCAAGCTTTATTCAGCCATAAGCATGCAGAAATCAGAATATCTCCATGACAGGCTTTCGGCGCACAGCAGCAGTACAGGTCTTTTCCGTTCAGGTCGCGTATAGCATCGACAAAAGCTTGATCTGTCTGCATGCGCTTCCATAGGTACGACTTGAAGCTTGCGATTACCTGGGAGCGATCACCGTCCTTTCCAATCACGAACGGGTTTCCGAAGATTGATCCGCGCATGATGTTGACTGCGCCGTCCGGGATTTGGTTTTGCAGGTGGTATTTGTTTATGGTTTTCATTTGCTCTTTCTCCAGAATATCGCCATTGGTCACAAGTGCCCCCGCCTAAAGGCTGGGGGAACATGTGTGACCACTAAGGAAACGGTCACAGCGTGGTCACATCCGTTTTTTAAATCTAAAAATACGTCAATGATAACAGGGGCTTGCGTGGTCACATCAATGTGACCAGAGCTTGTGACCACTGTGACCGTGGTCACAAATAGGGGTGTGACCACGACCCCAGATTGTGACCGTTTTGTGTGACCGTTCGTTAACATATTAATAAACTTCTGCGCGGGTTATTTTCCCATTCAAATCCTTGTGAATCCACTCATCTGCGAGTAGCTTTTTGATGCCTCGGTCCCATGCCATCTTGGTGTTGCTGTCTCGCTTATCGGTGCCCATCTTGGCGAAAAACGAGTCACGCAGCGGTGTATAGAACACCCAATCATCGCCAGTGCGCGCCATCTCGTGCGCAATGAGATTGTTAATCATCTGCGAGCTTCCAGAAAGATCCTCACGAGTAGGAATATCCCCCTCAGCAGCCGGCGACAGGATTAGGCTGGTCAATGGCTTACCCTTCCGATCACGCACGCCAATCTCAACCACGTTAAGCTTGAAGTTGATATCGTCGAATGGGTCTGAGTCCTTTGCCTTGGTACAGCTCAATCGGGTTAGCTTCTTGCCTGGACTCGTTACCTTGAACTCGAAGTCACAGGCCGCACGAAGGGCGCTGGAACCGCGAGCCCCTTTCTCCGCATCCTTACCGCTATGGTGAACAACAAGAATTGTTGCGCCGGTCACTTCCCGAATATGGTCACATGCATTAACGAAGTCACCCATGTCTGTTGCGCTATTCTCTTCACCTTGAAAAGAACGAGCTAGGGTGTCAATGACGATTAGGCGAATAGGCTGGTCAATCTCCTGCACAAGCTCATCACACAAACCAATCAGCGCGTTATGGTCATCTGAGTTGATCGTTACCGCCATGCCAAGGATTGCAAGGTTAGTCAGTGGCCGCTGGTGGCGAATCTCCCAAGCCTTTTTTCGAAGGTGAAGACCGGATGCGCCCTCTGCACCTATATATAGAACGTGCCCAGGTTCATCAACGTCATTGCCGTGCCAGTTCATAGCAGAAGCAATGCACGCACTCATATCCATCGCGCAGAATGACTTATAGGCGCCCGATGGCCCGTAGATAACCCCAAACGCGTCAACCGGGATAATCTGGTCAATCAGCCAGCGTTGTTGGGCAATCATTGCAATAGCTGCATCGGAGTCGTAAGCAACCCGTTTGCGCATTGGGCTTTGTGTTTTTTGAAATTCGTCAACTGCAAGCTGTGCTGCCGACTGGCGCATAAGAGCGTCTGCTACTTTCCCCATCTCTTCCGGCGTAGGACTTTCAATAGCTAGCCACTTGCGAAGCTCTAGGTCTGCATCAGCTAACTCAGCGCGTGCGGCGTTGAGTTCTTGGCTCATAGATTCCGCTCCCACGCCTCAATGTCAGACACCCTCCATTTATTGCATCCTAGCCATACCGGCTCAGGAAATCCTCGATTCTCAATCCAGCGATAGATAGTCCGATCCGACACACCAAAACGCCCCGCAACATCCCCAATCTTCAAATACTGCATTCCGTTATCTCCGGTCGTTATGCGTCACAGGGTGTCAATCTTACACCATTCTTTGACATAGAAAACAGTTGCCGGAAAATATTTCCCATGCGACCATTGATGCCTCAATAAAAGGAGTGGGTATGGCTATTCAATTACGCGACTACCAGCGTGAGGCGTTCGACAAGGTGATTGAGCATTTCAGATCACCAAAGGGGAACGAGCCGGCGTTCGTGGACATGAGCGTTGGTTCCGGTAAGACGGCACTGGCTGCATTCCTGGCAGCGCATACGGCAACAAAAGGCGGTCGCGTGATGCTGATTGCCCGCCAGTCTGAGCTTGTGCAGCAGTCCGGCGAATTCATGCAGAGTATTGAGCTCAAGGTTTCCTATTACTCGAGCGGGCTTGACAGCAAGAATGCGCATCACAATGTAATCTGCGGGACTGAGGGGACAGTGGTTCGTGCGCTAGATACCGTGTTCAAGAGTTGGGGGCCGGATCTTATCCTGGTCGATGAATGCCACATGGCCAATTGGGAGGATGAGGCGACGATGATGATGCGCATCCTTATCCACTTCCAGACTGTTAACCCGAAGGCGCGCATTCTCGGCTTGACTGGTTCGCCATTTCGAGGCGTTGAGCCAATCGAGGGGGAATTCTGGACGAAGTGCCTGTATCAGATATCCACTGAATTCCTTGTTGGCGAAGGCTGGTTGGTAGGTCCGCAGTTCGGCTGGCCTGAACACGAGGAAGACTCGTTCGACTTCGACCAGTTAGAGCAGAAGTACGGGGCGCACGAATTCACCGATGAGCAGCTAGACGACTTCCGCAACGGCAACCCTACGCTTACCAAGCGCATCATGGCAGAGACGGTACATCGAACGGCGGACGACCTTGGCGTTCTGATCTTTGCGCAGACCAAGAAGCACTGCCAAGAAATCGCAGACGCCTTGCCTCCTGGAAGCTGGGGGATTATCACCGATGACTCTACAGACGCAGAGCGGGCTGATGTGTTCGCCAGCGCTAAGTCAGGCGCTATCAAGTACACGATCAACGTAGGCGTGTGCAGTACGGGCTGGGACTGCCCCTTCTGGCAAGTGGTCGTCTATCTGCGCCGCATTGGATCGCTTGTGTTCTTCATTCAGTCCATGGGCCGCGCTGCACGTCTGTTCATTGAGTCCGGCGCGAACATGGGCGAACTGACCCGAGAAGAGCCCCTGCTTGAGATTGCCGCAAGCCGCAAGCCTAACTTCAAGGTGCTGGATTTTGCCGGTGGCGTAGAGAAGCTGATTCAGCTTTACGAGAATGACTTCCTTGCCCAAGCTCAATTCGAAAAGGCCAAGCGCGAAGGCTCGGTTATCTACTGCCCTAAATGCAACTGCGAGAACTCCGATAAGGCGCGGCGCTGCATCGGCGTATCAAGTGGAGGAGTTCGCTGCGACTTCTTCTGGATAAAAACGGATTGCCGTAAGTGCGGAGCTCACAACGATGTAACCGCCAGGGACTGCCGTGTTTGCGGCGAGCAAATTCTAGACCCGAACGCCAAGTTGCTCAACAAAGCCTACACCGACCAAGAAATGGTCCCAGTAGAAAAGTGGGAATTCGACAAAACCAAAAACGGCGGCATCCTGGTTCGCTACATCCTTGAAGGCGACAAGCCCGATCACGGCTGGCCGATTGAGTTCTACGCCCCATGTGGTAGTCAGACGGCTAAGCGGGTTTGGTATAACAACTTTGTGAAGCTGCACGTTCGTTGCCCGACTTGGCAGTCGAAAATCTATGTGATGCGTTCGGTTGATGCGATATTGGGTATGCGGGCTGCGTTTAGTAAGCCTACGCATATTTCTTATAGGATCAATGACAAATCCAAGTTTGTCATCGGTCGGCGTAAATTCAACAACGGCGAGACGCTGGATCAGAAAGGGGCCACGGTTAATGATTGAACGCATTCCTCAGAAGGGCGGCTACTACCTGTACCGTCCGTCGGTCAACCCCGCTAAGTGCCGGCCGGAGACGCCAGAGCAAATCGACTTCGTTGCCTGGGTTCGCTACAACCACCCAGAACATGCGGAGATGATGGTTCACGTCGCCAACGAAGGGGAGCAGACTCCGCAGTATCGACAGCAGCTATACAAGATGGGGCTGCTCAAGGGCGCTTCGGATCTGCTGTTCTTCATCGGGCCTGGCTGCGCAATCGAGATGAAGCAGTGCAAGTGGTCGGCAACGACTAGGCCAGAACAGAAGGAGTTTCTTGGAAGATGGGCTGCATCTGGAAAGTTTGGCGCCGTCTGCCACGGATGCGAGGCTGCAAAGGTTGCGTTTTTTGAGTATTTATCCCTTGACTGGAATCTCCAGCCGGGCTAAGGTTCGGGTTACAAATAGAGCGGAGGGTTTGGAAATGAACAAGGCAGAATTAGCAGAAATGATGGAAGCCTTTCAAAGCAAAGGCGGCGTGGTGAAAGAGGTAAAGGAAGGCGAGCGCGTTATTGATCCAGGCATCCGTCACTGCAAATGCGGTTGCCAAGGTAACTGGACTGACCACACTATGCGTCAGGGCGAATCAGGAACACGGAGCGAATGGTGATGACCTACCGCGACGCACTATGGTCCGCCATCATCGGCGAAGCTGACAAGGCAGGTAAACGGATTACGCGGGCTAAGCGGGATCGGTATATGAAATTGGTTTCTTTTTGGAGGAAGGCGCAATGAGCGATCAAGATGGCGGCACTGCTTTCCCTGTTGTTCATCCAGACGGTAGCGGCGTTCAATATTTCGGCATGACGTTGCGTGATTACCTTGCAGCCAAAGCCTCTGCTGGAATGCTTGCAAATTACAACGTAATCAACACACCAGAGCATGTAGCGCAGATGGCCTACGCTCATGCCGACGCTATGCTAAAGGAGCGAGCTAAATGACCGCAATGGAAGACAGCTGGATCACCGCAACGGAAGCGCAGGTTAAGCCTGAGCGCATGAAGTTCTCAGTAGGTCGCCATAAAGGAATCGAAAACGAGGATTACCATTCCAGCGAAGGCTACAGCAATAGCTTTCTGACTGCCTTGTTGCGATCCCCGGCCCACGCAGTCGCACGGCCTAAATGGAAATCAACGCGCAACATGGAGATCGGCTCTGCATTCCACGGAAATACGCTGGAGCCTGAACTGTTCAGGCGTGACTATCGGATCGTTGAGTGTGACGCCCGCACCTCTGCTCTCTATAAAGCGGCGTGCAAAGATCATCCGTCCGCTCAAGTGCTGACAATTGGCGAGCATGAAACGGTCCAAGGCATGACCGCTGGCGTATATCGCAATACCAAGCTGCGCGAAATCATCGAGCTTCCAGGTTCGCCGGAAGTAGCTTTCTTCGCGATTGATCCGGATACCGGTCTGTCAATCAAGTGTAAATTCGACTGGCTGACCGATTGCGCTATCAGCTTGGATCTTAAGAAAACACAAGACGCCCGAGACTTCGCGTTCTCACGTTCGATCCATTCCTACATGTACCACATGCAGGATGCGTTCTATCGCCACGTCTACAAATGCGCAACAGGCGAAGAATTGCAAGAGTTCTACTTCGGCGCCGTCGAGGAGCAGCGCCCTCACGCATCGAATCGCTGGAGGCTCGGTCCTGAGTCGCGCAAGAAGGGGGATGCGCTATTCCGAGAAGCATTAATTACTCTTGCGGTTTGTCTTGATCGCAATGAATTTCCTGCGTATCCTGACGACGGAGACGACGAGATCGAGATCCCGGCTTATGCATTTGAGCAGGAAGACGAAATGGAAGGCGAAGTTAATTTTGGAGATACACAATGAGCGGTGAAAGTTTCGCAAACACGATTATTCCTAAGACCGATCAAGCTAATGCAGATGACCTGATTTCAGGCCCTCGCACGGTCAAGGTCACTCAGGTCACTCGTGGCAACAAGGAAAATCCAGTATTCATTTACACAGATGGCTTTGAGGGGCGTCCGTATAAGCCTTGCTTGTCCATGCGCCGCGCCATCATCTCGGCCTGGGGCGAGTATCCAGATCCGTGGGTTGGGCGCTCCATTAGCCTGTACCGCGATCCAGAGGTTGTTTACGGCGGCGTGAAGGTTGGCGGCATTCGCATTAGCCACTTCTCGGATATTGAGGAAGACTTCGAGTTGATGCTTACCGTTACTCGCGGCAAGCGTAAGGCGCATCGGTTTTCGAAGCTTGAGATTTTGATGTACCCGGTTGACAAGTTCGAAACGAATTTGCCAGCCTGGCACGCAGCAATCAAAAAAGGCCCGACAACGGCAGAACAAATCATTGCAAAAGTTCAGCAGTCTGGTAAATTGACGCCTGAGCAAATCGAACTGATCAAAACACCACAAGAGGCGGCACAATGAACGTATTTTCTGCAACTGGGAACCTGGGCAAAGACTGCCGAAAGGGTAATGCCGGAAATACCGCTGTACTGAATTTCAGCATTGGCGTTAAGTCAGGGTTTGGGGACAAAGAGCAAACTTTGTGGCTAGATTGCGCGATCTTCGGCAAACAGGCAGAGTCGAAGCTTGGCGACTACCTTGTAAAAGGTCAGCAGGTTGCGGTATCTGGAGAGCTAGGTACACGCGAGCACGAATCGAAAACCTACCTCACGCTAAAGGTTAACTCGATTGACTTGGTTGGCGGCAAGAAGGATGGCAATTCTAGCCCTGCGCAGCAGCAATCTCGACCACAGCAAAGCCAGCAAGCCGCTCCGCCTGATGACTTCGGAAGCGACATTCCCTTTGCTCCAGCTCACTACCTGACAGGTATTTGAAATGACTACCGATAAAGCTTTTATGCAAGCACAGCCATTAACTTACAAAGTTTATGGATATATCAACGAAAATGGAGAGCCTGCTTTTTATAAGGCGCCAATTATTGCTTGGCATCTTGCGGGCGATACTTACAAAAATTCAGACTGCAATCTGCATATTTACGCTTTTCCTGTAGTTCCATCTGACGATGGAAATGCCTGGGAGCCTCAAGCTAACGAAGCAATTTTGTATCCTTGCGGAATTGTCATTAATCCCAATGGTGGAACCTATGAAAGCACCGAAGAGTGGATGTCATTAAATTCTGATCATTTCCAAAAATATTCTTAAGCAAATAAAGCCCCGCTAACCACGGGGCAATCCCAATGCCTGGAGGGGCAAATGAAAAAACTAAACAACCACACAAAACTGACATTTGAGGATGTAGAACTAATCCGCCAGTTGAACGAATGGAAGAAGTCAGAGATTAAAAGGATTATCTCTATTGCAGGCGACAAAGCTTTGGCAGAGAAGTTTGGCGTCACTCAAAGCTGCATATCAAACGTTGTCACCTACAAGACTTGGTGATATGAACAGAGAAGAATATTTGAGCAGGGCGGTAGAACTTGCTCCGCGTGGTCGAGAACTTCCACAATCTAAGCTGCACCCATACCATGTAAGAATAATCCGAGAGCGAAACAGATATGGCGTTCCTAGATGGGTGCTAGCAAAGGAGTACGGCGTTCATATCCGAACTATCGACAAGGTTTGCACGTACGAGACGTGGATTAATGTTTCCCCTGCAAGCCACGGATGACGCCCTGTAGAAACTTTATTTGGGCGTCTTTGGTTTCGATGAGTCTTCGATGGGCGAGATAATTTTGCTCAGCGACTCGGTCGAGGATGGCAGTTCCTCCATTGCCCATGCCGGAATCGCCGGCAGCTGGCACACAGGTTGCGCCGATTGACAGCCGCTTAGAACTACTAGCAAGCTCGCTAGCAAGAAGTTCAGTTTTAGCCTTTGCATCTGATAATTCCTTGCTGGCCTTTGCGTCAGCTTGAGTTACGACGATTGATTGTTCAAGAGTGGCCTGTGCACGATCCTCAGCCTGTTTAAGCGCGATACGCGACACGGACGCATCATGCCAAAGGAAGACGACTAACGCGCCACATGCGAGGCCTGAGAGGAAGCGCCAGGGTAGGGCTGTTAGCCAGGCTGGCATTAGGATTCACCGTAATACAGTTGGCGATCTTTGAAGTAGTTGATCAGCGTATCTGCCTTGTGCTCCATCTGGCCGTAACCGGCGCCAGGTAGAGAGGCCCATCGAGAGCGGCACTTAACCAAAGCATCCTTGATTCTACCTGCATTGATATCGTCCAGAGCCTTGCATTCCTTGATTAGCTGGATCGCAATCTTGTCCTGACTCTTTGGCGAGAAGTCCGGCAGGCTCAGCTGCTTCTTGTATGCATCATAGAAGCGCGCAAGGATTTGGTAGCGACCCGCAGCAGTTGACTTGATGCCGAGCTTTGGAAGATCGACAAGGCGTCGCGGATGGTCGCTATAGTCGGTGAACAATGATCCGCCTACGACGACATCGTAACCGCGATCCTTTGTTAGCTGACGACCGTTATCCGTTCCTTCCGAATACGCAATGGTGTCAAGAAACGCCTGTAGATTGCTCATCATCGCACCACCTCGAAAATATACCCCCATATTACCAAATAATCCTTGACCAATAGCCGCTACTGGCTTAGAGTTCGTCTAAGCCAACAGGAGCGCCAAGCATGCATACCAAACAACAAGCAGAGTTCGTCCGCGAGATTCATCGCGCTATTTCCTTCGCAGACGACAAATTCCAGCGTTCTCGCACCAGCGAGTACAAGCATATCTTCGGAATGTTGCGTGGCGCCGTACTGATGGGCCTTCCTTACGAGATGTATTCGTCTCTCTACAGCCACGTCTGGCAATGCAAGTTCGACATGGAAGGAGTGGATATGGAAGATCCAGAGCAGGCGCAATTGGACATGGAGGATTGATTATGCAAACTCTAAAGATTTTCGGGATAAGCGCTGCAATTATTATTGCCTTTTCACTTACTGCGCACATGAACTACCAAGACGGCCTGAATGACCAGTCGTTCAAGTGCAAGATGATTGCCGAAAAGACATGGCCGAACGTCGATGGTTTTTTTGAGAGGGTTTGTAAGTGAATATTCCGAATGGATTCAAACTTGTGCCGGTTGATCCGACCGAAGAGATGCTAGACGTGATTCGTGCAGGTGGTTACTCATGGCACCTTTACTCTAATCTGCTCGCCGCCGCCCAGCCCCAGGCTGCGCACCCCGCGCCGGTAGCGGTTAAATAATGCTCCAGCCATCCCAACTCAGATATCACTGGTACATACTCGGAAGCAGAGAGGCGCTAAAGAAGCACTTCCGAGTATCTGGCAAATTGCTCACAAATATTCTTCCAGAGGACGACACTGATAAATATTTGCGTGGACAAATGGTTCAGATTGGACGTATCCTGTGCAAGCGGTGTCCTGCGTGCGGAATTGCACGCGAACTAGATAAATTTGACTCTGATGATTACAGGGCTAGCGGATGTAGGTCAATTTGCGAGGAATGTATATGTTCAGGTCGAAAATCAAAAGGCTATAACGAGTTTCAGCGGAGGAAAGATGCAGCACAAAGCGCTGTCTAATAAATACTACCTTGAGGGCAAGGTGGCGTATCTGGAGAATAAACATGAATGCCCATATCAGCCAGGACCAGAAAAAGGAATGTGGCTCGCGGGAAATTGCGAGATGCGCGAAGAACTTAGGGTTTTGCGGGAAAGTTTGCAATTGCAAGCACGAGCTCAGTGGGACGGGTGCAATTTTCCTGAGAAGCTACGGCGTTCTTTATTGCAATGAATGTTCAGGTTTACAGAAAATCAAAAGGGTGGTGAAATGAGCAATTGGATCAAAACAATCGAGCGCCTGCCAGAATCAGGAGCTATCGTTGATATCTATATAGAATCTTCTGGAGAGCGCTGGTGCAATTACAAGCTAGTAAATGACCAGACTGGACATCATTTTATCCCTGTAAGCTCTGGGCTTTGCTATGTAACAAATGCAACTCACTGGATGTACGCACCGGAGAAGCCAGAATGAATAATGATGTGTGGTGCGAATTTGGTGATAGGAAAATGCGGATGGAAAAACACTCTCATGGATATATCGTTACTTGGTACAAACCTAAGGATGAAAATGGTAGTGTGCTTCAGGGCTCGACGGTTATGCTTTCAGAGCAGGCCATGAATGCAACAGTAAATTGCTATCTTGAGTTGAATAAGGAGAAGCCAGAATGAGCCAGAGAATCAAGTTAAAGTTCTTCCCGGTTCCAGATATGGTTGCGGATCTAGTCGTTAACCTGGCTGAATCAGGTTTTAATATCGAGATGGCGCCATGCGAAGGCGAGGATTTTAGCGTCTTGATTGCTGAGAGAACATATGAAGGTGAAGAAGCCGTAGTTCTACCTGATGGGCCAACTATCCACTAAAAGAAATCAACGATTATTAGGCGTCTTGGATAAACTTGTCGAACATCTCCTCGCCCATAGGAGGGGCTTGAAGATGTTTCGATGGGAGGAAGTGTAACAGATTGTAGACAGGTGCCAGTGTGTGGATAACATGCGCCATCCCTAGATTGGTTTGGCGCATTGTATCTCAGCTTTAGAAGGTACGCGGCACGGCGAAATAGATCTGATGATCGGTTGCGGCGTTCTGTGCGTTGGTCAAAATAGAGATACCAGCATCATTAAAGATGCAAACCCCCTGGCTAACCCCTGCGCTTGTGGGCGTCAATTGAGTCGTGACCGGAATGTCAAACGCTACCGCCGCCCGAGACGGGTAGCCCAGCGCTATACCTTTACTAACTGCCCCGGCAAGCCCCGTCAGGTTCAATCGAACGAGAATCTGCCCGCCCTGGTTTTTAGTGGCCGAAACTAGTTTCGCCGTAATCGACTTGTTTGTCACCGCTGCCGCAGGGTTTAACTCCAGTGGATACCACCAGTCGTGATAATCCAGGATCTCTTTTTTGCTAGTGACAGAAAGTCCAATTTTCTTAGCGACCACCTCGGCGATGTACTTGTGACCCGCGACGTTAGGGTGCAAGTCGTTGGTAAACAGATTTAGCGTTCCGGTCAGGTAGGCCGCGTTCGGAACGATAGAGTTTTTCATAAAGTAATCAGGGAATGGGATATAGGTCCCTTTCGTCTCAGTTGCCAATCGCTTCAACTGCACGCGAGTGCGGTTAGACGGTCCTGCATACCACACAAAATCTGGCACAACTACAGGAACCTCAAACTGGTTTGCGTACTGAATTAGCCAGCTGATAACCTGTACGAACTGGTTATATTTAGTGTCGTCAGTTAAGTGGTCGTAGTAATCGTTTACCCCAAGAGCCATCACGAACAACGCAGACTCACCCATCATCCGTCTAACTAGCGCCTCGCTCGTGTTGCGCAACAGTCGTCCGGATTCCGAAAAGTTTTGCAAAACGGATTGGTTGCCCTGATTGAAGTAGCCGATGCCTGTAATCTCGACGGGCGCATTCTCGGCGTTCCGGATCTTGATCGTGCATTTACCGTAACCGTTGTCATTTAGCAGGAAAGCGTAGGATCTAAACGCGTCTCTAGTTTCGGCTGACGTGTTCACAGTTGTTAGCAGTATGTCGTTGATCAGGATGTCAAAAGATCCGCCGCCCGGCTTAGCAGCATAGTAAATCGCTGCCTGGTACTGAAAAGTAGGCACAGTGATAGAGATTACCACCCCAGAAACCGAGGCAATCCAGGAGGCACCTGTAGGCACGTCTGTTAGGGTGTCTTGCAGGGTCCAGCCGCCGTAAATAACCACGTCATGGACATCAGCATTGGACGCGCCCGAAACAGGGTTAACAAATGGAAGAATAGGGGTAACGCCATAGCTGGTCGTCCCCATTTCGAGGTTGAGCATGCGTTTGAACAGGTTCACCCAGCCGTTACGATACCAGTCATCCGCAAAGGCGCCATGCGAGATAGAGTCGCCAAAAACATGCATGAAAGGTGCTCCGGCGAAAGTGCGGGCCCGCACTCGGGATAGCATCATGTTCTGACCAAAAACGCCGGTGTCCGCGAATTCTCTAGCGCTGGTAATCTGCGCTGCTTGTGTCACGTCATCCGCTCGAAGCGCGAGAATGTCTGACTCTACGGTGCCGCGAGGTGTGCCAACTCTAGTCGAACCGGTAGCTGCTGCCAAGTCCTGCCGTAGCGACATATCCCCAACGTCGGTCAGTAGTGGCAGGTCAGCAGCCCAGGTACCGGATAGGGTCAGGGGGAATGTTTGCGGCATTTTCACCCGGTACACAGAGCCGAGGTAATCAATAAGCTGCGTAGGTCGGCTAACTGTAAGCGGTGTACCGACTATATAGTTTAAATGGTTAGGTTCAAATCCCGAGTTAATTAAAAAATTGTTGAAGTCCTGCTGCTGTCCGGCAAGGGTTTTGATTGTTTTTCCTATGCGCGTCACCGCAGTTAGATTGCTACCTGAAACCACCTCGTCAAGTGTTTCAGTATTATCAAACCTATCACGCGCATCACCCGAGGGAACGGGATTTCCAGTATTATAAGTTGTCATGCTTCAGGCCACTCTACGTTAATGGTTAAATCTAGTAATTCGCTATAAAGAATATCGTCAGGGAATTCTCCTTCGCCAACCGAAGGAGCTGCTCTGTTCCTTAATTCAAGCTCTGCGCTGTACGCCCAAAGATTAGGCCCTACTCTGTCAGGACCGCTATACACATCAGTAAATCTGCATGTGTAATCCATATATCCCATTGGTGTGTCTAAAGGACATTCAAACCACTGCGATCCATCCTTTAGTTGGTCACGCCACCAAGCCTCGAAAGCTTGACCCTGCACATCATTGAATAGCCAGTTAATCCTTGCGCCCTGAGGAACGCTTGTAAACCTTCTTCGCTGCATTGCTCGACCAGAAACTAGATCTGAACGCAATAGCGGCGAAACAAGCTGATAGCTTCTTCCTGAGTGCCTGCCTCTTGGCAACCCTTCTGGGTAATAGATTGTCATGTCGGCATAGTCGTAATGTCGTCGTCAAGGTAGACCTCAGCATTATACCCTACGGCCTCAACTGTAGCGCTCGTTGTTCCTCGTGGAGATATAGAGGTAACAAGAACTGGATAGCTCCAGCGATTTAGTGGGCCGAACTGAATGTGTGGTGGCTCAATTACCCATGAGGTATCTGGAGAAAAGTCTAATGAAGGAACCGTTAATCGATAATCGTCAACTCGTGTTGCTGTATATGGACCTGAAAGCGTGCCATCAGGGCGACGAAGAGCAACCACATGCGTTCCACCTGCCGACCAATCAAGAGGCTCTGAAGACTCTAGTAGTACAAGGCCGTTTCCAGCAGTGAACCCAACAAGCAAAGAGGTCTGACCATAGCCTGGTACATCGTCAGATACGGAGCAATACGAGAGATATCGACTGTTCAATGCTGCCATCTCTGTGCCCCATGAGTACTGTTCTCGACGATATATCTGGATTCGTCTGTGGCGAGCCGCAATCCTCAACGCCTGAATATAGTTTGTGACGCCCTTTGCCTCAATTTTTTCTACAAACGCGCCAGCATCTCCAGGAAGTCGAAATTCAATGATCTCGTCAGCCCATGTTGTGCTGTTCTTGTAAGTAACGTCTACACCATCATAATCGTCTAGCTGTCCTGGAAGTTGATCATTTCGAACAAGATTTTCTGTCATGATGTGCGGCGTATACATATGCTCGAATGTAGTTCGCGGCTCATCTCTGACAGGGCGAACGCGGCCACGATCAAGAGTCATTTCCGCAAAACCGGCAGCAAGCACATCATTGACAAATTGAAATGCTGTTGTTTCTGAGTCTACAGCCAGATTAAACGTGTCGCCGCGAGATTTCCAAGTTGTGTCTAAGCGGTCCCACTCTGAAAGGTCAAAATCAGAATCTGTATATTGAAGAGTCTTTAGAGCATAAAGCGCCGCTGGGGCAAGTTGATTTGTTGCAGTTTCTGGCTGCCAGGCTCCAGAATCTCTGGTGGGAAGAATCCGAGTGGCAATTACATAAACTTGGTTCTCGGTTTGGGATGCGATCCGATCAGATATCTGAATCTTTAAACCGATTGTAGTAACCCCTGGATAGCTAGTGACTACTGGAAGACGGGAGCGAATGCCATACCAAAGAATTTTGCTGTGAGAGTTAATGTTTCCATCTAGCGGGTAAGTTTTCTTCATTCGAACTTCGGCGCGCATTGGGTATGGCAATGTCAGACGATTCGTGTATCCAACCTGATCTAGAGTGGCCTCAGTGTTGGAGTAAGCCAAAGAAGTCCATGCGCCGCCGATTGCCATGTCTCGATATTCGAGAACATAGTTTGTAGTTAGGCTTATTACTGCGCCTGTGTCAGTTACAAAGCAAAGTCCCTCAGAATAGAAAACGTCCCACTCAATAATATTAGAGACTTCTCCATCAGGGCAGATTGGGAATGGTCCACGATAGCCACCCTCAAGGCTTGACGAGTCAATGCTCAAGGATGCTGCGGATGTTGTTAGGGCGTCGAAACCTGGAAATGTTGCGTCAATAGAGCCGGCAGCCGTCAGCCTGTCAACGGTAATAGTATTTCCAGAACGGGCAATAATCCTGAATCTTAGGCCAGAAGGACCGATAGCAGAAAGACCAGTACCAACGATCAAGCCATTTGCAGGAGCGCCACCTGCAAAGTTAAGAGTCATAGACGGAGTTCCGCCTCCAGTATAGCTAAATACCTCATATTGACCGGCGTTAATGCCAGCAACTTCAATAAGGTCTCCAGTGGATGGATTTAGCATTCCAAGAGGACCAGTAATAACGTCCCTGTCGGCTCCGGCGCCATCGGTCACAGTGTAAGTATATGGAACAACGGCGCGGATAGTAACGCCTACGATCCAATCAGCAGGGAATGAACCTGCACCTGATGGAATTGTGATCGTATAGCCATCGAAAACATAAGAACTTGCGCCTGGGTTTGGCGTGATCGAGGTCGATGCTCCAAGCTCAAGCCCGGCAGAGCCGGTTGAGTTAGAACCCACTTCTGGAGCCGGATACCAGTTTTCGAAAGCAGTATTCGCCGCTACAGACTGTCCTGGCTGATAGATCTGATAGCTGCCCTGGTTTCCAAGAGATATGATTGCGGTATCCCCAATCCGCACGTTATTGGCGCTGATCTGGTAACGTCCAACACCGATAGAAAGACCAAGCTCAAGCCACTGTGTCCTGGGATCGCTGAAATACTTACGCTGAAACACTACGTAGTCAGGATAGATCCTGTTTGTGCCGAACGCCTCACGGATTGGCTGACCAAGTTTTACCTTGTTGCCCTTGGTAGATCCAGCAGAAAGAGTATCTCCTTGACCTGGCGCGCTTGGTGTTCCGGGTAGCTTTGGCATAAGCATGCTGAACACTGCTTTTACGCCAGCGAACAAGGCCACCGTGATACTGAACGGGTCGGTCCCCCTTGGCTCAATGCAGATAATCACATCATCTTTTGGAAGAACGTAAAAATCCCACCATTGATCTTCATCAATGATTTCTCCATCAACCTTTACGCTGAACGGCATAAAATCGCCGCGCTCATAAGGATCTTTGCAGATCATATTGAATAAAGCGGCAACAGTCATTCTGCGATCAATGACATATTCTTCGCAAAGCCCGTCTAGATCAAGCGTTAGCTTATTCGGGTACGCTCTGATCATTATAGAAAATTACCTTGTAATAAGTATCAACAAAGTCCTGTACCCGCATCCATCGCGGGCCCGAACCTTCGTTAGTTTCTAATACAGCAAGTCTACCATCGATCTCTAGTACTACTCCGACATGCACGAATAACGTGCCACGAAATACCGCTGCAATAGCGCCTATGCATGGCTTGCACTCGGACAGGCCAGAGCTAACCTTTCCATATTCGCGCTGCATTGCGATTGGTTCGGCTCGGCTAACTGGCCCTATATCTGGCAATGAAGGCATTCCAAGATGTTCGCGCACAAGAAGCAACTGGCCCCAGCAGTCCAGGCCATCCATAGTGCGCCCTCGATCCACATATGGAACCTTCAAAAATTCATGAACGTCAATCATTGAGATAAGTACCGAATGCCTGGGAATTCCGCCAGTGTAAACCTGCGGCGAGGCCATGCAGCGTTAATCAAGTCGAAATATCCGCCTGTCAACTGAATGCTCACGTCTTCCATCTGCGCAGTACGTGCTGGCATCACTACGGGGCGCTCTGCTGGCGCGCCTGGATCGCTTTCCATGTAGATGCGCATGGTTAGTGTGATTCGCGCTTGTGCAGCCTTAGCCTGGTCTATACGCTCTTGTGCGATGCCGTTGACGTTATCAATGGCGATGCCTAGAGACTGCGCCCCACTGTTGTCGCGCTTGGGTAGTGATACGTCAAGGCCGGATGCTTTGAATGTAACCGTGCGACCATCCTCCAGCGTGAAAACCTGGTCATAGAATCCGGCGCAGATGAAAATAGACTCGCTCCACGCTGGGCAGCTAAGCTCAAGTGTTGGAATCTCGCAGTCAGTGCCGCCGCTTGCTCGTGCAATATCTAGAATGCTCAACGTCCGGCCCTCTGAGTCCCTGTGATTTGGTTGGTTGTTTGTGCAGTCTTGCCGCCGCCTTGCATGTCGCCCACTATAACGTCAACGATAAACGCCTTGTCTGCCTCGCTGTATTTGCCTGTAGCTGTTGCTTGCTGGCCCGAATAATTGTTAACGTTGACGATTGGAGTGGCAGATCCGCCGCCGCCTGAGGTTGCGTCTTTATTGCTGACAACCTCGCCACGGGTGTTTGGCATCATGTACTGGCGACCGTTGGCAGCGTTAAATATCTCAGGGGCACCGGTTTCGTTTACTCGGTACATTCCTCCAGCAGATGTTGGTCCGCCGTATTGGCGAGCGCCTAATGCCAGGCCCTGAGCGATACCTACAGTTCCTGTAAGAGCCGCGCCAGCAGGAACGGCGTTGCCACCAAGAGTTGCAAGTGACGCGAGGGCAGCAGGCGTTGCCCATGCAGCAGCAGCAATACCAGCCTGACCTACAGCAGCAGCAGTTGCAGCAGTGCCAACTGTCTGACCGATGATAAGCGATTTAAGCTGTGCGAACCCGAATGCAACAACAGCGCCTACAGCCTCGTTAAGGATGGCGCCAGCAAGAGCCTGTACGGCCTGAGTTCCGTCTGATGCCCCGGTGATAAGTCCAGTAAACGCGTTTGTTGCAGCGCTCTGAACTTGATTTAGAGTGCTTATGATTAAAGCGTTTCCTTTTGATTGAGCTGCAAATCTTTGCTCATCAAGAAGAATCATTTGCGCATTATGCTCTGTCTCAAGCTGTCCTTTAAGCTCTAGATATCTCTGGTCGCTAAGCAGCTTTGCATCATTCAGTTTTTGCAGGTTTGCAATCTGTGTCTCGAAAGATTGCTGCTCTGCGGCAAATGGATCTACTTGACCAAGAAGCGCTTTGTTTGCCTTTGCTTCATTCAAGTCATACAGCGCTCCTGCCATATCGCGTACTTGCTGGATCTGCTCGGGAGTTGCGTATTCGTTGAGGCTCAACTCGGCCTGCTGCATTGCAACATCGCGGGCGTTCTGGCCTACCGCTGCCAGTTGAGAACCAAGCTTTGTATAAGCTTCGATATTCTGCTCAATTCCGCGCTTTTCTTCGTTTGCCGTCTTCTTGGCTAGCTGTTCGGCATCAGTCTTTTCTTTCTTATTGGTTGCGCCTTCTGATTTTCGTGCATTTTCAAGGTTGTATATTTCTGCTGCAAGCTTCTGTGCGGCTTCGATTTCTTCTGGCTTAGCGGTTGGCCCAAGCTTTTGTTTGGCCTGTAGCTTGGCTCGCTCAACGCCGACAAGTCTAGTGAGTTCCGCTTCTTTTTGTAGATCGTCTAGCGCTTTTTGAGAATCGGTTTTCGGTGCATTCTTTGGTGCGGTTATTTTTAGCTTTTGACTCTCTGCCTTTTGCTGCTCAATTCGGCTATCTTGTATAGCCTTTATCTCTTTGTTATAACCATCAATTCTTGACTTTGTGGCCTCTGCTGTAGTTTTAAGGCCAAATTTAACTTGTGTTGCGTATTGCTGTTCTGCAATTGTTCTTTTGTTTACAAGCTCTACAAGCTTTTCTGATTCGCTAGCGTTTCCAGAAATGCCACGAATGTCTCTAGCGATGTTATCTAGGCTCTTTGCTAGCTCCTTTGATGCTCCGGTAGCTTGGTCAATCTTAGAGATTGCCATGCCCATTCCGTTGACGATTGCATTAGTAGCATCGCCAACTGTGCGCGGTACATTCTTAAACTCGGCGTTAACCTTGCCTGTCTGCTCATAAACGGCAGTAAGCACTCGGTCAATTGTCAGCTTGCCGTCAAGCATCTGCTGGCGCAGTTCGTTGAAGGGAATACCTAAGCCGTCAGCGATCTTGCGGCCCAGCTCTGGCATCTGCTCAATGATTGAGTTGAATTCTTCAGCACGCAATGTTCCGCCTGCCACTGCCTGCGAGAACTGGCGCAATGCCGCGCTGATCTCTTCAGCGCTAGAGCCGCCGATCTTACCAATCTTTTGCAGAGTGTCTGTAAGGCTAAGTACCTGATCGCGAGTAACACCAAGGCTTCTAAGAGACGCCGTTAGGCTTTCCCATAGCTTTATTGTTGTGGTTAAGTCAGAGCCACCAGCCGACGATATTTGCAAGAGGGCTGCATAGTTTGTGCGGGCATCTTCGGCACTTGCAGACAGGCGTTTTACACGAGATTCAAGCAGCGTGAATTGCTCACCAAGCTTTTGCAGGTTCACGAGAGCCTGAGCACTAACAACGCCAGCGATTGCGCCGGCCAGCGGGGCCAGTGCAAAGCTAAACTTTGACGCCTTTGCGCCAGATGTATCCATGCTGTTTCCAAGAGTGGTCATTCTCTTGGATGATCCGGCTGCTGCTTTGTCGGTTTTATTGAAGCCGCTTTGCAGGTTGTCGAGCTGCTTGTTTACAGCGGCTCCACCAGACAGAACTTTCTGCGTCTCGATTTCTGCCGTGTAACTGATAGTTCCAAGGTTGCTCATTTATTCACCTGATTCTGACGAAGCTTGTTAATTTCAGCGAGTCGTGCCATTGCGTCGTCGTGTTCTTCTACTGGAATCGTCTCGGGCTTACCGAACTTTGATTGCATAGCACCTGAGAATTCAGTCATGGTGAGATTCCAGGCTTCGGCGGTTGACATTCCAAGGTGCGCGACGGCTTGCGATACGAATTCTCGGGCGTTGAATTCTGCTGTGTATTCTTTGACTGGCTTAGCCGGCAGACCTTCTGGCTTTAGGCCGATGATACCGTGGCGCATCAGTGAGCGTGCTAGGTGAACCATGTCCTGAGGCGGCATAGCGCCCATTACGAACGAGCCCCAGCGCGTGCCCATATGACCGATAAGGTCTGTCACGTCATCCTCACAGCAAGCCACAAGCACGTCATAGGCGATTGACGTTACGTCTCTCTCCCAGGCACGATAAGACTGCGCCGGCCAGAACGGGTTGATCTTTGGCGGCTCGAACAGTGCCGTGAATTTCTCTACGATCTCGGCTGGAGAGCCTAGTGAGTCCATAGCTGACAAGGATGGCCGAAACAGAAATTCGCGATCACCTGCTGAAACGCCAATCTCCCCTATGCTGACGATGGGCTTGCGCATTTTTCGCGTCCATAAAAATAGTGGTTTATTTTATCATGCGGGGGTTGACGTAATAGGTATTCCGGTCTAATCTGTTTTTAACGAAACGAACAACGGAGCAAGACGACATGAAAGTAATCGCACCGGTTAGCTGCCCTAAATGCCCGCACGGCCTGGGATTCAAATGCAAGCGCTGCTGGCCATAACCAACCCCACCCACCTCAAGCCCATTAACAAAAAGCCCCTCAATCGAGGGGCTTTCTTTACTGTACCAAAACCTAAACCACGGTGATGGTAGTGGTAGCCGTCTTGGTTGGATCGGATACCGAAGTAGCGGTGATAACCGAAGTACCAGCAGATACTCCAGTAACCACACCGGCAGCAGAAACCGTAGCCTTGGCTGGAGTGCCGGAGACAAACGTGAACTTCTGATTTGCAGCAGCCGGAACAGCTTTGGCGATCAAGTTAGTTACGTTGCCAACTGCTACGGTTGCGGTAGCTGGAGACATAGAAACCGAGGTGATCGCGATAGGGGTGACGCTAGTAACAACGCTAGGCAAGCCACCAGGACGACCAGTTGCGCTTGCAGTCAGCGAGTAAGTGGCAACCTCATCATAAGGATATTCTTCGCTGAACTCTGTCAATACGCAGAAAGCGACAGTGGTGTTGATTGGGCCGGTCAGTCGAATCCACACATACGGCTGCGGGTCAGTCTCGAAGTGGTTAGCCAAAACCTGCTGGTTTGAAGTTGTGCCGTCATCGCGCTTAGTAACGCCATCAATCGATACTTCAAATGTCTTGTAGGTGATAAGCGTGTCGCGGAAGCTGCCAACCGAATCGTCAGCAGTCGCATCAACGGTATCAGCCGACATGGTTTTCGACTTGTTACGAGCAGCACCCAACGGCAGCCAGGTCAGCGTCAACGGGTCTACATCGCCGCAAGCAAGTGCAAACTCAGCGAGTACACTCTTACCTACGAATTTGGAACTTGCACAGTTAAGGGCCACAAGGCACCTCCTTTGAAGTTGAAAGTACCGCCCAAAACGAGCAGATACGGATAGTTTAACATGCCAGCTCGAAGTTGATTTCGTACCAGTTTCGATTTGTCTCTGTGTAATAAGGACCCTGAATACTTCCAAGCGGGCGAATATTCATCATGCAACTTGTTGAAAAGTGCTCAATAGCCGCATCAAACAGGGATTCAGCGAACAACTCGGCGGCTTCTGTATCCCCAAGCGCCCGACCATTAGCGCGACCTGTTACGATCACGCGAATCTGCGGATACTGGATATCACCATTAGGCGAGCGTCCAGGGTTAGACCATACCGCCACGAACTTCTTGGTTGAGTTATTCGTCTCTTCCCACATGCCGCGACTGATCGTATAGCCAGCAGTCGAAACGTAAGCCTCTAGCCAGTCTCGAAACAGATTGATAGGTGTATGGCTCATTAGATTTTCATATGCCTTTCAATGATTGAGTCGATATCCCGGCGCGCATCAGAGTCTTCAAATGCCTTTCGTAGGAATCCTGGCTCAGCATCTGGATCCCACACGTTTCCGCGTGATGGATCGCTGGCAGAGCGTGGTGTATTGGTGCCCTTTAGAGTTCCCTTGGCGTCGTGTACTGCTGCGGCGTATGCGGCTGTGTAGCCGAGCATTGCAGAAACCTTGCTGCCCGACTTGGTAATCTGGCGGAACTGGCTGTTAATCAGGTTGCTTGTGTCGATTGGCGTCATCGTTGCGGCATAACCGGCAGCCGTAATCAGCACCTCAGTTAACGCATGCTCAGCCATTGGCCCACTAATCTCGCCGGTAATGCCCTTTAGTGATTGGCGAACTTCGCGCAGGCCACGGACTGGCATTAGCGTTTAACCAGTGGTCTGTTGCAGAACTTCTCAGGCCTCTCTGCTCCAGGCCTGGAAAGGACAATCTCGCAAGAGCATGTAGCAATCTCATCAAACGGAAGGTGCGGCTGAATATCTCTAACCCATGCAACCCTTCGGCCATCTTGATCGACAAGGCAGTGGGCGCCATCAACCTCCTTAAGGCTTAGGTAAATAAGGGACGGATCATAATCTTGTTGAGTTGCCATGCTTATACAGTCTCCAAGTCATATTCGTCTTCATACCCAAACGCCGACATGCCATGCCGCGCAATCTTGCGAATCTCTGCGGCTTGAACAGTATCCCATGTTTGCGCTGTCGTATCTCCGTATGCGATTCGGTCTAGATACTGCGGGCGCACGTCGCCCGTGTAATAGATGTCACGAGTTACGAACTCTGCGCCCTCGGTGTCGCGTGATTGCCGCGATACACCTTCGCGACCACAAAGGATTGTGTACGGGGTTCCGTATGTGACGCCGCCGCCCCAATCATCTGAGGCTAGGCGAGGATAGATCGTCGCGGTGTCGATCATGTACCATGCGCTCATGAAGGCCATTAGCAGCACTTCCCGCCAGTCGATACCCACAGACCAGCACTTGCACCAGGCTCTGGCGGAATCACCGAGGCCGTACAGCCAGAAGTGTCCAGCGTATCAAGAAGAGAACGCAGAGAGCGATACCGGTCAGCAAAAGCGCCCCAGCGAAAAGACTGAGAAGCACCAGACGGAGCAGTTTGCGAGCTAATCTGACGGTCAACGTTGACATAGCCTGTGAGTCCAAGCAGGTACAGGTAGATAAGCATCTGTGTAGACGCAGGGTATCCGGCACCATCCAGGCACGGCTGGATCACGACAACAGTGTCGATCCAGAGCTGAAGGATGAAGTCTGGAGGAACAGGAATCCCGTACGCCTCAAAATATTGCTTGATCTGTTCGAGCGTAGGCATTTTCGCCACCTGAAAATAGTTTAGACCATTTTAGCATTTTTGCTTGACTGGGAATCGTGCAGGCTATATAGTTCGAAAACCAAAATGGAGGTAGCAAAAATGTACGATCTAGAAGAATTTGGCAAGATGGCAATTAAGATCATAGATAAGCTTGATGAGGGGTATGCGTTTGTAGTAGTTTACGGGCCTTCTGGCAGTGGGAAATCTTCTGCTGTTAGTATTGCAAGAAAAGCCATGACCGAAATATCAGAGTCTTATTGCATATATGGATGTATTCGACGCGATGACGCGCTTGTTAGAATGGTTACTGAGTTAAGCACTGACCGAGACATAATCAACGTGTTTAGTACATGCAATAGAAATCTAGCTGACCAGCTAGCAGATTTGTCTCTCCCAGTCGTATACCTAACCGATAAATAATTGAGGAATTAACAATGGAAGTCGTCTTGCACATCAACCATCATTACGTACAAGCTGAATACATCCCGCCGACACGAGCTAAAGATGCAACGCATCGTAGCCCATACAACAACGAGTTATATAAGGTAACTGGTGATAAGATTGAATCATGGCTTGGGGCTTATGGATGGGTTAAACTGGCGGATTCTATATATCAAGAGGCTCTGGATGATATTGTTCCGCTAACTGGAAATCCCAGGAATAGGTATAACGGATCCAGCATTGATGATTTTGAAGTTAAATACTACGAAAGCATTGAAACAAAAAATCTGTACAAATTCGACGACATGGACAATGAAGTACTTTTTTCAAAGTACGGAAAATGGATAAACTCAACTTTCGAGGTAGAAGAGCTATGCGACACCACATTATTTAAGCGATTAAACTTGAACAAGTAAAAACAAAGCCCTCAATCACGAGGGCTTTTTTCATTCCTCGTTTTTTTCTGCATGATCCTTAATATTTTTGATATCCTCAGAAGGCCCAAACCATACAGGCTCACCTTCAATATCTCCGCAATACTTGTAGTAAGCACCCAGTACTAGGCCGCGTGATGTTTCCGGCTTGTAATCGCACTCAATAGACATTATTCCGCACTCTCTTTAGGTGGACGACCACGCCGAGGTGTTGCCACCTCAAGCTTCCTAACAGGCTCATCAGGCAGAGAAACACACTTACCCTTAAGCCATTGCGGGCATACGTCAGCTTCTACGATAGCGCCAGCCTCAAGGCCGTTCGTGGGGTATGTGACCTTGAACCTAGCCATTATTCTTTATCCTTTGGCGGGCGTCCGCGTTTAGGTGGCTCTACGACTTCATCCGATTCAACCTCTACAGCCTTGTTAACCAGCGTTACAGGCATCGACTCATGTTTAACGCGAGAACCAATCTCGAGCTCAACACCATCAACAAACACGCCTTTCTCTGTAATCTGAAACTCTTTCATTTCTCATCCTCAATAAAAAAGGGCACCCTAGGATGCCCTTATTTTAACCCAGTGGATTAGCCTTTGGTGAACTGAGCGTACCCAGCGTTACCGGCGTAATCGCGCTTGAACTGTGGAGCAACTGCGGTCATGATCTGGAAGCTGTACTCGTCGGTGAAGTTTTTACGTTCAATCGGCATAGTGGTTACGGGCATACCAGTCAGGATCTCAACAACCCGACGCTCTTTGACCACTGCCAGAATTTCGTTGGCAGGTACTGCGGTCGAAGGAACGATTGCCAGAACGCCAGGGATCGCCATGATGCGAGTCAGGATGGTGTTCTGTGTGGCTGCGGTCACGTAGTCGGCAACCGACATTGCGAACCAATCACCGTAGTTCAGGTAGACAGTAACGCCGCCGTAGTAGTTCTTGGCTTGCAGGCCTTGAAGAACTTTGGTGATAGCGGTTACCCACTGAGCGCCGGTAGCGGTTACCAGGTCGAAGTTACCGAACAAGCCAGTAGCACGACCAGGTGCAGTACGCAGGCCATAGACCTGAGCGCCGCTAACGTTGAACTTGGTGTCGCCGTTAACAACCAGATCTTCGAGCTTCTCGATAATACGGCGGTTACCGTTGTCACGAGTTGCGGCATCCAGATACTGCCAGCCACCGTCTTGACGAGCGGCTTCAACATCGCGCCAGCCGAAGGTGAAGGTGGTGTCGTAGATCGGCAGCGGAGTACCTTCGTAATCCAGAACTGGTGCGTCCGCTTTGGCGCGGCTACGCCCATCCAGCGAGCTGTTAACTTCGCCCGAGTCGGAGACTTTGGAGAAGTAGTTCAGAACCTTGCCGATTGGCACGTTCTTTTGCAGGCTGGACAAGTCGCTGAACACGCCGAGCTGTGCGCGCTGCAAGGTGATCAGATCTTTGTCGTAGGTAGCCCACGCATCACGCGGGATGGTATAGGCGTTACCGATCAGCTCGCCTTCGCTTTCTTTTGCGAGACGTTCCTGGCGGGCGTTGTGAGCGCGGCGCTTGCCGATAACGGCGGCCTCTTGCTCTTTGTTAAAAGTCAGAATAGGCATTATGCAGGCACCACGTAAGAGTTAGCGAGGATTCGGATGTCACCGAGGCCGTTTGCAGCGATTGCGCGGGATGCAGCCTCATCAAACACAGCTACAGCAACTTCACCGGCAACGGCGGCCTTGAATTGGCCGTTAGCAATGCTCAGCACTGCGCCTGGAGCGTAGGTTGCAGCAGCAAAGCGAACATTGAACTCGTACTGCGGAACAGGCTTGAATGCTTCGCCAGTCTCGCCAGCAGGAACAGCGGTATCCACGGTTTCGCCGATGTAGGCACGGTTGTGGGTGATGAAGAAGTCGGTCTTCGAGGTTGCAGCCAATACGAACTGACCGGCAGTGATCGAAACAGCCAAACCAGGCAAGGTCGCAGCAGTGAACTTCAGAGTGCGCGAATCAGGCTGCGCAAGATGCACAGGACCGCGCCAGATAACGTTAGCCATTATTTGGCCTCCTGATCAGCTTGGTTCAAGCTATAGCCTTCGAACTCGTCTTTAGCGTTGGCAACTGGCGAACCGGAAACGATGCCGGCTGCGGTTTGAACGCTGGCGAACATTGCATCCAGAGCTTCACCGGACAGGGCGTTTGCTACAACCTCGCCGTGCACTGCGGATACAGCGGCACGCTTGTCTTTCAGGCCTGCTTCGGCATTGGCTTGAATAGCGGTATTAGCAGCCAATACATCTGCTTTAAGCTTTTCGTTTTCGGCCTGTACAGAAGCGAGGGAAGCATTAGTAGCCTCAAGCGCTTTGTCTACAATGGCCTGAACCTGCTCAGGGGTCATATCTACTTCCTCGTTTACGGTAGCCTGTACAGGCTGTTTAGTTTTGGTACTGAAATATTTTAGCACGCTTCGAACGTGCTCAATCATGGAGTTAGTTTTAACCTTGTACGACGTTTCAACAGTTACTACTTTCGATTCGCCAGTGAGGATTGGGTTATCGCCCTCATAGTGATAGTCAATGGTGTAAGTGCCTTCTGGCGTCACATAGATCAGTGCGCGATCATCGAAGTCTTGCACGTATGCGTAACTGTCCGATGTTGCGAATCGCTCTTTGACTGCCTCAGACAGAATTGCAAGTTTCTCGCCGTATGAGTCGTCTAGGGCGTCTTCGTTGACTACTGGAATCGCAGAGTTGATAACGAAGGTCTTGTTAACCATCATGCCAACGCCGTCTTCAGGGGTTGCCGCGCCAGTTTCGTTTACGAGAATCGCATCGTGGTCAAAGGTCATGTTGCGAGCGATCCAGCCGTAGCCATCTGCGTTTGGCGTCATTTCACGCTCAAGAAGAATGCCGGTCGACGTGTGGATAGGCTCGCCTTTATCAATAGCAGCCAATACCTCTAGGCCGCCCTTGGTGTTCTTGGCGTACTCAACATCAAGCCACTTTTCTACCGAGATTCTATTGCCGACGCGCTTAACGTTTCGGTTCCAGGCGCCGATGTGGTACGAGTTGATAGCTTCAGGCTGTCTAGCGCTAACATAGTCGCCGTCTACCTGTGGATGCCCAAGAGGAGCTAGCGTGCCCTCAAGACTGGCATACGACTTCTCAATCTCATCGTGAGGATACAGACCGCCATTCATGATTACTTCATCTGGCAAAGTAAACGATGGAATAACGATATGCTCGCGGCCATTGTGCTGCTCACGACGAATCGACGCAGCGTTTACAGCTACTCGGACGTTTACGCGGGTATTCATTAGAGACCCTCGTATTCTTCGAACAAGTCGAAATCAATTTCTTTCATGCGCATAGGATGATCTCCAATAATTACTCACATTCTACCAGACAAAAGAAACCCCGCCGAAGCAGGGTCTTTTTTATTGATGGGCTGTTTTATGGGCGGCGGACGAATTTCAATCCTTCAGCTTCATCATCAAACCAATCGCAGCTAGACGTGCCGCCAATATCATCAAACACGCTAAATGCATCATCTTTTACCCATTCAACTGTGTATTGATTGCCCTTGGTGTAGATGCCCGGATAGTCGCTTGATAAACATTCAACAATATCTCCTGACTGCCAGTTACGCCAATCGCTGAAATCAACATCAGCAACCCCCATAACCGGAGTCATAGCCGGAATCAGCGCAAACCCTTCGCTAGCCAGTCGGTTAATCAGCTCGTCACGCTCACGTGTGAATTTCTCGATGTAGGCGTTGAGTTCGGTTACTTCATCCCGCCACTTGAATGGCGATTCAACCTGATCCCATTTTGCGGAAAGATCGTTAAGCGTTTGCATTGCTGGGCCGGTATCAATGTCCACCTTGTAGGTCAGTGTTCCAACTGTCGTATCTTTCACCCGTTCTTCCTCCGTTTCCTCGCTATCGAACTCAATATTACTCACCTTGCATTTGCCAATAGGCTTCCAGTCAAGATTTTCTAGCGCTACCCCATCTTGCGAGAATGCATATTCCACCTGAACGTCCTTACCTACGAATCGACTCACCTCTACTTCCTCCGCTTGTGGCTGGCTGATTACTCGGTATTTCAAGATGTTCGCATCTACATCGCAGTCAGTGAAGGGCCATGCAAAACCCTCGGCGTAATGTTTTTGAATATCGCCATCGCGCAACTTCACCTCTACTAGAACTCCATCCGCTACGGGCTGCTTACCACCGCGATGCCGATTCCACTCGCCACCCTTCTGGCGGTCGCGCTCGGCTTGCCACATGGATTTTGTGACGACGGCGCTAGCATAGTCGGACGAGAGACTGACAGTCAGAGACGGCGCATCGTCGTTTTGATCGATTACTTCATCGCCAATCCATTCACAACCATCAAAATTAGGCTTGATTTTGCAAGGCCAGACACTACCACAAGGGTCCTGAACGTAGCATACGGTCGTAATCGCCCAGGTTTCCAGTTCTTTAGCCAACAATTTTACCAATTTCATCGCCAAACCCTCCTGTTAAAGTACGCAAACCTTAGCCGAATCCAACCTTCCGCGCAAGGTATAATGGAAATAATTTACGAGGCCCTATTTTATGACTGTCAATGCACCACCTGAATTGATGATGGCGCTGAATAACCTGGCTGAGCGGCAGATTGCTGCTTCCAGGCAGTTGGCTGCATTCGGCGCTGGATCGATCGACCAAAAACGCCCACGAGCCTACTGTGAATACGGATTCCCTGATAATCCGTGCTTCGACGAGTTCTATCGCGTGTACAAGCGTCACGGCATCGGTCATGGTGCGTTGATGCAGGTTCTGGATAAGACTTGGCAGACGTCTCCGTGGCTGATCGAAGGCGAAGACGAATTCGACGAGTCCCGCGACGAGACTCAGTGGGAAAAGGACGTTAAGCGACTATTCAAGAAGAAAAATATCTTTGCCGCGATCAAGGAGACTGATAAGCGCAAGATGGTTGGCGGTTATGCCGGTCTGATCATTCAGGTTAAAGACTCCAAGAAGTGGAATCAGAAGCTCGACAAGATCAGCGCTGCTGCAATTGTAAAGTTCATTCCTGTTTGGCGTGGATCGCTTGAAGTGACTTCATGGGATACCAACGAGGCTAGCGCAACATACGGCCAGCCAACGATGTACTCCTACAAAGAACACACCGAGGCCATCGGATCGTCTCCGCGCATGGTCGAGATGCATCCTAGCCGCGTGATCATCTTTGGCTCGCTGACTGAGCCAGAGTCGATATATGAGCCGGTTTTGAACGCACTGATCAGCCTGGAGAAGGTGACTGGAGGTTCGGGCGAGGCTTACATTAAAGCGGCTGCTCGTGCGCTGCATATCGGGTTCGATGCCACCACAGATTTGTCCCAGCTCGCACGCGCCCACGGTATGAAGCCTGACCAGATCGGCGAGCTATACAATGAGGTGGTGCAGGGAGTTAGCCGTGGCATTGACTCGGCCATCATCACTCAAGGCGGCACCGTTGAGACAATCACCTCAGCCGTTCCAGATCCGCAGCAGCCATTCGAAGTCAACCTGCAAGAAGTCGGCGCTGGTATGCAGGTTCCGTCAACGATCATCGTTGGCCGTCAGACTGGCACGCTCGCAAGCAATGAAGACGTCAAGGCGTTTAACCGATTCGGCCAGAGCCGTCGCGAGAACGAGGTTGGCCCGAACACTCGCCTAGTGGTTGACTGGCTGATGGAGCATGGCGTTGTAGAGCAGAAGGAAGACTATGAAGTCATGTGGGATGAGCTAACCGAGTCTACTGACGCCGAGAAACTGCTGAACGTCAAAACCATGAGCGAAGTGAACAGTGCCAGCGTAGGCTTTGGCGAGATGATCTTTAGCCCTGAGGAGATGCGTACAGCAGCAGGTTACGAAAATACCGATCCGCTGACACCACTCCCCGACATCGCCCCGCCAGAAGATCCGGCAACCGTGCAATAAGAAAAGCCCCTTAATTGGGGCTTGTTTTTACAGCATGTTCAGAGGGTCATTAAGCTTGTTCCTCCATTTACCAAGCGCCTCCAAACAGATCCGCTCCTTCTCGTCTTCAAGGTGATTCCCCGGATAGCCCTTGAATGTATGGATAAGCCTGATCAGCCGGTAATCACTACCGGAATACTGATAACCAAGAGTAGCGTCGAAATAAACCCCTTGATCGTCCATGTTGATATAGTGAAGCGTGCAGGTATTGTCGTCGATGATCACAACCTCGGCAATAGACACAGCATCACCACAGCGAACCATGTGATCGGCGTTGTTGTGGCATTGCTGATTGAACAGCGGCCGATGCTCAGGCTTGACTTTTACATCTATCTTTTTCGTATATTCCTTATCGCACCAGTCGCGAACCTTCTTCTTCAGCGTCTTTTTAAGCATGTCATCCTCCTGTTTGGCGTACAATCTAGCCAAGATAAATCAATAGCGCAAGGATTATTTACTATGGCGGCGTCACCAATCCTGCCTTCCGCAACAGACCCCACCGGCCAGCAGCGAAGGGTTCAGCGAGCCGAGAAAGACTTCGCCCGCAGAATCGACGCGGTAGGCAAGGGAGTACTGGCAATCCTCAAGCGCGTTCCGTACAAGGTCGTTACCCTGAATGCCGTCAATGCCGAGCAGAAGACGTACATTTTCGAGCTTGATGATTTCACGCTAGCCAACATGGATAACGAGATTGCGCGGCTGATTGATACGCTGATTGACGAGGGTACGCCACAATCTAACTGGATGCTGTCAGGGTATGTTACGCCAGCATATGTGCAAGGTACGGCTCTGGCCTATTCAAACATCTCGATTCAGTCCGCCGAATACCTGATGAGCCGGCCAACCCTGGATTACCTTATGACCACAGCGCCATACCGTCGCAGGCTTTCCCTGTTGCAGGCTCGCAGCTTTAACGAGATGGTCAAGATCGCTGACAGCATGAAGGGCGATCTAGCCTCTACGCTATCTCGTGGGCTTGCAGATGGGCTTAATCCGCGCAAGATCGCGGAGAACATCGAGGCAAGAATCGGCGTTAGTCAGTTCGATGCGCGGCGTATTGCTCAGACTGAGATTGTCGGGGCTATGCGTACCGCTCGCCGTGAAGAGGCTAAGCAGGCACAGGTAGAACTAGGCATCAGGACAATGCTATTGCACTTGTCGGCATTGAAAAGCACGACCAGACAATCCCACCGTGATCGCCACGCTAAGTTGTTCAGTATTCAAGAGGTGGCTAACTGGTATGCGATTGTTCCAAATGCGATCTTCTGCTACTGCACCCAAATCGAGGTGCTCGTCAATGACAAAGGCGAACCACTATCCCCATCAATCATCGAGCGAGCCAAGCGCAAACTAAAGTAAGACTTGACAAATAGAAAAACACCAAAACGCAACTGTCCACGGTTTATGGATCGTGGACAGTTGGGGGATGGTGTTTATTGGTTTGTCAAGTCCTTGCTAGTTACCGCTTAAACCAAGCATCAACCAACCGAGCAGCAGTCACGCGGCAATCTACGCCTGCGATGTCCATTAGTTCGCGGATGGCGGTTTCGCGTTTTTGATCTGGAGTGGGAATTTCGCGGAACAGCTCTGTACGACGATCACCGCTGTAGCCTTTGTCGCCATGGAAGACGGCAAATTGATAATCGAGCCTGTGATCTATTGCGACAATCGTGACTTCTTCCCAGTCGCCATTCCCATCCTCAAGGTACTAGCACACCGTCCCAGCAGGCGGCAACCCATCTTCCGGGACTGACCAGGGTTTAGGTTGTGGGCGCTTTACGAGCATCGAGATGCGGCTTTGATTGCTGCTAGCGTCAGCCAGATAATCCCACTTTGTATCTGTCGGATATAGCCATCCATACCAGTGATTGCCGATCTTTTTCATCCAGCATGGCTCCCAATCCTTAGTAGATGGGCCGAAGTGCGTTGCATCATCAGGCGCCAAACTCCAATCAACCTTACTCATAACTTAACCCCGTCCGCGTCGTATTGTGGGTGATGTTTCTTTACTTCGATCAGCGCTTCTTCAAGCGCCTCGATTGCCGATTGATGACCCCATATTTCAGTCCGCCCGCTAAGGTAGATTGCCTCGCCGTAATATACCCAGTCGGATGCTGACTTCTTTGCAACTCGGACGTGCAGCGCATGGATATGGCCGCTGTAGTCAACTTCCACGTTATATTCGCCTGCACCAATATCAAGAGCAAGACTCATGATTTCTGCGATCAGCTCGCGTTCTTTTTGGGTTGTCATTTGTAGCCCTCCGTTGATTTGCGTGAACATTAGCTGATCGCTGATTAGGCGTCAAGTGTTCTCCGGAGAATCGTTACCTGCGCATACGTGCAGGCAGAAGCAGGCCGCCGACAGGAACGCTAATCAACATCTCGGCTACAGCATCCATCAGAGGATCTAGCGTATCGTCGTGTTTAGCGTTCGGGAACTGAGTCGCCTCGGATAGCAGGTCATTCAGCCATGGTGCCTGCTTTGGCAGGAATACGTTACCCGTCGCGATCTGAGGCACCACGTCAAGCGCGCGCGTGTACTTGTCCTTGTCTCGCGGAATGCCTTGGATTGGAACGCCCTCAGACTTGAGCGTCTGTATCAGTCCGGTCCCGCTAGCCTTGTCCTCTACGCGCATCGAGCGAAGGTATCCACTGCCAGCCTTGTGTTTGTTGAAGAACTCCCTGGCAATACGCACAAGGTCGTGCGCTTCCCACTTGCCACGCATCATGTCCAGCAGATAGACCTTGCCGCCTGACTCGCCCCAAAGCTGGAACACGCTGTAGTCGTTGTGCTCCTTGGTCTTCATCGCGGTGTCAGCGTAGATCGTCCTGTAGCTCATCTCAGGCTCTTCACCGACGTTGTAATACTGCCACCAGCTATCCTTGAATACGCCGCCACCCTTTGGAGCTGGGCGCTGCATGTACTGGCCTGCGAACACGTATGGATTCGCCTTTTCCATGTCTGCCAGCTTCTGACGGTCGTGCTTGAACTCCCAAAGTGGGTTGTCTTCCTCGTCAAGAACAGGGATATCGATATGATCCCACTTCTCGCCATTTCCGCCAGCCAGGAGCCAGCCCGCCAGATCTTCCTCGTGCAGGCGCTGCATGATGACGATGATCGGTGTGTACGGAGAGTTTAGGCGGCTTTCCATAGTCGTACCGAACCAGTCAATCACGTTCTGTCGCATCGTGTCGCTAGTGGCTTCTGACGCCTTGTGAGGATCATCGATGATGATTGCCCCGCCGAAGTCTTCGCGTAGCTTACCAGCGCCGTAACCAGTGATAGTACCGCCTGCGCCAGTGGCGTACACGACACCGCCTGACTCTGTTCGGTACTCATCCTTGGCGTTGCTATCTTTGCGCAATGCAGGCTTGCCGAAGATCTCCGCATACGCCTCGTGCTCCATCAGTGCGCGGGCGTTCCATGTGTTGTTGGCGGCCAGGCGCTGGGAGTAGCTGGCATGGATGAACTCAGAATCAGGGAAATTACCCATGCACCAGGCGATGAAGTTAACCACCGCAAGCTCAGTCTTTGAGTAACGAGGGGGGATATTGATAATCAGACGCTTACTTTTTCCGATAACCACGCGCTCCAAAGCCTCGCATAGAGTGCGATGGTGCCAGTTCTCGATGAACTCAGAGCCCTTGCGCGCCTGGAACATGTGTTTCGAGAATGCGAGCAGGTCCGTACGTAGCGCCGCTACCTCGACAGGATTCATTCTGCGTGCTTACGTTTCAGCGCTTCCAGAACGGCTGCGCTTTGCTCCTTGGGCGACATTGTGCCGTCCTTGCTGCTCAGGTCGATCTCCTGCTTATCTACCAACCCAATATCACGCGCAATAAGCGTAGGGTTCATGAGCCCGGCAACGGCATTCTCGAACTTGTACTGCTTCATGCGGTCTTCAATCTCGTCGCATACAAGGTCGAACTCTTCGCTGATGCGGTAGTTTTGCCAAGTGTGGCGATGGATTCCGAGATGCAGGCATAGGCCGACGATGGTTACGGCGCGGGGCTTGCTAATGTGGGCCGTCATGATCTGACCAGCCGAGCAGAAGTGTTTTTCTTCTTGCAGGGGATTTGCATGTGCCCATGCCAGGTATTCAAGGCAAGATTCTCGCAGGTCATTTGGCGTCTCAAATGTCCGAGCGCGACCTACTGTTGATACCTTATCCCCCGTGTGTACTACCGGTCTGTTTGCCATAAAAAAGCCTCCATATAGGAAGCCATTGTATCATTCGCCTGCTTTCTTCTCGGCAAACCTAGCTGCAAATGCCTTAACCTGGTCGATGCCGAACACAGCGACAGCGCCGCCGATTGCGAAACACCAGCCGTTAGACAGGCCGAACGCCTCGACTGCTGAGCCTGCCATGAACGTGATAATCCCGCCTGCGCTAACCTCCCAAAACGAGGTCCAGAATGTGCGCTCGCTGTTTCTGAATGCCATCACGGTACTAAGCAGCACGTTCATGATCGCGGCCTTTACAGGCTCAGGTATTGATGCCCAAAGTTGAGACAGTACGGTTGGATCGCCAGTAGGGTCGCTCATGGGCTTCTTCATGTGATAGGTTCTAGTAAGTGGAAAGTATCCATTTGACCAATGATAGCATTTGCGGTTCGGTGGCTTTGTGATATCACTTTTTGGCGGGCAATAAAAAGCCCTCGGTTAAGAGGGCTTGGCGTCTTCTATTTTCCTTTTGCATCTCTCGCAAGTAACATTCCTCAAGTCCTTGTCAGAAGACAGTGAGCTTGATCCGCAGTGACCTATCATGTAGGTCACTCCATCTCTAGGGTAATGAATCACCACTCTAGGTTGCATGTCCATCCCTCGATATTTGAGCCGTTAGCGCTGCATGCTGCGTCGATTTCAGAATCAGATACATCACCAAGGGTGGAGCAGTCAGCAAGATCACACGAATCGTCAAATGTTACCACGATGATTTTGTATTCTTCGTTGTGCTTGTAGGTGGCTTTCATGGCTGCTGCTCCTGGTTGATTCGATTCGATGGAGCGAATATATCTGCCGGTTTAGTCGCCGTCAACACAATCTGAAAATAAAAACCCCTCAGCGCATTATCAGGATCGCTGAGTCATGCGAGGGGGCCATGTTTAACTAGGTGGCGGCCTGTTTGTTAATGCCTGTCTGTAAGCGCAAAACCGCCTTTAAGAAGCCCCAATTAATGGGCTGTGTTGCGGTGCTTCAAGAGCCTACACAAGGAATACATCCCGTGGAATTGATGCTTAAGCAGCGATCACGCTTTCCGCATGTGCGGGCCTGGCGACATTCGCCGCTACTGCTGGCTTACTGTGGCCTCGTCTTTCGTAGCAGAACCAGATCCTAAGATTTCCTGGCACCCTAGCTGAATAGGCTGGTCTACTCGTCAGCGTCTAGCTGGGCATTAAACCATACTAGATCCGTATTGCATTACAGGAAGGTCGCACCGTTCGATTAGCTCGTGCTTTCGCAAGGGTTCTCAAACCGCCAAACTGTTGCTATGGCGCCGCCTTCAATGGAGAGTGTATTCCTCCATCCGTCCATGACTTTGAGTAAGTCCTAGGCCGTCTAATACACAACGGTTCTCCTAGCTGGTCTTACGCTGCAAATCCACTAGATACAGTCACGAAAGGAACTATATCACAAACATCACCTGCGTCTCACCTTACGCCGAGCACTACCGCATGCTATCTCGCCGAGGTTCCTGCATGCTGCGACAGGTGATTCTGGTGGGTCTACGCGGATTCGAACCGCTGCTTCCTTCGATTATGAGTCGAGCGCATTAACCGATTATGCTATAGACCCAATTTGGAGCGGGCGCCGAGAATCGAACTCGGATCGACTGGGTGGAAGCCAGGTACATTACCAATCTGTCACGCCCGCATAATTCAAGGCCGCGCTATTCACGGCAGTCAACTGGTAATGGTCCCAGCGAACCTTGTGCGCCTGTATCTTTAAGCCCAACTGTTGCGCACTTTCCGGGCTGTGGTGGCCGGTGCTGATCTCCGGCTTTCGATTGTCCTGACCTTGATCAGAGCCTGAGCCGTGATCGCCACGCTCCTGTCCGACTGGAAGCAATGTCGGTATGGGTGCAAGTCAGTTATTGCACATCAGCCTGCGCATTCACCACGGAATAGATATTAGCACAAAATCCAAGATACGCAAGCACCATAAAAAAAAAGACCCATCGGACGGTTCACGATGGGTCTAAAGGTACAACAGCGGGGAGGGGTAGCCGCTGGATATATTATGCCATAGGTTTATACATCGGCGCGCATTTAATTCGATTAGCCAGGTCAGTCTCCCTATGATTCCAGTCGCTGATGAATGATTTAAGCGTCATACGAAGCATTGATCCGAGCTTTCCTGTCTCCATCTGCTCAGACAGAAAGCGCTCGTATCGTGCGAAACCGATTTCGCTCAACGTCATCATTGCCTCTGCGTTGATTTGGTCTAGGTCGTTGATTGTGGTCATTTCGGTGGCTCCGAGAATAGTTGGTCGCATTTTCTGTGAAGGTATTCATTTCCGGCCGAGTCTTTGAATATCCATTCCGGGTCTCTCTTTGTTCCTCCGATTGATTTAAGCCTTACACATTTACCGCCGTGCCCATAGAATCCAAAGTGCAGGTAGTAATCAACTCCCCTCTTTGCGTTTTTCGGCTCTACCCACTCGCTCACTTCTTCGCCCTCCACGAATACCAAACGTCTTGCGCATACCGAATAGGCCAGCAGACGCACCAAGTAGCCCATGCCATTCCCCAGTGCCACCACTTAACGTCGTCTAGCTCGTCACCATCAAGCCAGAAGTAGATCGCCGGCCAGTAGCTGAAGAAACCTACTGCCAGGTAGATTGCGATTAGGGTTGTCATGGGCGCGGTTCCAGTTCTGCTAAATCAATATCAAAAGGCTCTTCACATTGCGGATCGCCAGGAGTCATGCAGACGTCAAAACGAAAACCAACACCTCCTGATGTATGCTTGGGAAAGCACTCTGGACATCCGCTACCTGGCCAATCATGTTCACACATATCTACACTGCTCATTTCAACACCCCCAACGAACGCTGAACCGCCATCGACTGCAACCACTCCAACTCATGCGCCTCAATCAGCGTCGTGTGCTTGACGATCTTCTGTGTTGACGTGATAGCCGTATTGCTGCCTACCAGCGCGTATTCTCCGGATTCGTATAGGAGGAATTGGCCGGGGATTAGCTTGGGTGGCGGACCTGCTACAAATTTCGGGACGCAATTTATCATTTCGTGCTCCTCTTGATGATTTCAGAACAGCCTACCTTTAGTCTTTGCAAAAAGATAGGGGTCTTTTGCTGATTTTTTCAGATTGCATGGCGGACAAAGGATCTGTATGTTCTCGCGCCCATTGCTACCACCTTTCGCCAGAGGCATAACGTGATCGACATGGTATCTATGCTTGCCTGATTTCTTGAGCTTGCACGCACAGCTAGCGCATTTTCCTCTCTGCATCTCAAGCAAGCCGGTTACATCCTTGTGCGTATAAGATCCGCTAGACGCGGCCTTGAGCGCCCTACGCCTGCTTTGACAGGCAACCGCAGACTCTGGATTGGCATCGGCCCACTTTCTTTTCGCAGCGCTTACCTTCTCTGGATTTTCAGCAGCCCACTTGAGCGCATAGGCTAGCTTCCTTCCCCTGTTTTCCTGGCAATATGCCTTATCGTAGACGCGCTTCTCTTCTTTTGCAGCCTCCCGAGCGGCTATCTGTTTTGCCTGCCACTCCGGATCTGTTTTGACCTTCTCATACCAAGCCTTCTTTCCTTTCAGAATGCTTTCGCGATTATTCTCGCGAGACTTAGCGTTGCTGGCTAGGATGCGTTCTTTCTTGGCTGGATAGTTGATGGCACGCTGGGCGCTAGCGCACGACTTGCATTGATAGCAATAGCCGTCGCGAGATGAGGATTTTTTAGTGAATTCTGAGATAGGCTTACTGGTGCTGCACTTGTTGCAATGCTTCATTGGATACGCACTCATCATGTGGTCATCGGATGTATGCGGCAAGCGATGATGAGTCGCTGTTCGGGGATCAGCCTAGCCGCAATCCGATTATACGCTAGTGGAGCATTTCTGGGGAGATTGTAATGCGGCCCACTTCTCCAAAGGTTTTATGGTACGTAATGACTGTAGAGCTTCTTCCTGACATCCACCCTCCTCGGCTTGCATACGCGTCTGCTGCTGCTAACGTTCTGTGCTGCTCTACGATCATCAGGTTAGTCTCTTTGACGTCCCTGTGGTGCAGGTGGCCTGTATGTGCGTAAGATTGACTCGTTCGCCCAAACACGTCTCGAAACTTTGCGACAAACACCGCATCCAGGCCGATCATCTTGTGCTTGTGACCGTGATGCCAAAATATGCTTGTCTTGCCGTGCTCGTGGCAGTAGTAGGGGTCTGGACGGGTCTCAACGTAAATGCTTGGGCTATCTGCATATCGGAAAGAGAACAGCTCGCGCAGCCACACACTAGACGCTGGGTCGTGATTACCTTCGCACATCAAGATTTTCACGCTCTTGTATTTTGTGGCGAGCATTTCGATGATCTTTGCGGTAACGCGAATAGCTACGCGCACTAGCCGGCTGAACCTTGTGTCCGCATCAAGCAAATGTTTAGACGCTGGAGTAACTGCATCCATACCATCCCAGTGAAGGTAGTCACCAATTTGTGCGAACACGCAGCCATCGGCAGGAGGGGATTGAGCAATGGCGCGAGCGAACCAGCTAACGAGCAACTCCTCGGCAATGTCGGTGTCGTAGTCCTCACCAGTCTCTTCGCCCCACGAGAGCAGACCCAGGTGATGGTCTGTAATTGTGTACACGTTAAGCAGGCTTTCATTCCCTGCGGTACTGGCAACCGGAATTGTGACGCGTGGTATCTCCTCCTTAAGCGCCTCAACTGCCTCAAGCATCATCTGGTGCCGACGCTCGTGGTCGGCTGATGTCTTCACCCACTGAGCAGAGAGAACGCCTTCCTTGTTGTACAGGCTGGATACGCCTTTGACCTTGAAGCCGTCTGGGCATTGGCGAGTCATGTCGTGTTGCGGGCTGTAGCCTTTCACTGCAAGTCGTGCTTTCCATCGGCGCATTGTCCGCTCGTGAACCCCTAGCGCCTCAGCCATTGCGGCATTGGTGCCGAACATGGCTATCACTTCCTTAACCCGCTCTTCGTTGTATTCGGTCATGCGATCTCTTCCTAAAGAAAAGGCCCGGTTTGGGCCTTGGGTTATTGGTGGCGTCGGTATAGTGTTTTGGTCCAATCGTCTTGCAGGCTGTCAATGTTAAGCGCCCTTGCCCATTGACCGTCACATGGCGGCTGGTTAAACCATGACTCGCTATGGTTTTTGTATGGTTCCATTTCATACCAGTGCCATTTGCCGCACCTGTCCATGGCTAAGTAGTTAGCCCACTTTGGCGCTTCTTTCCAAGCAGAGGGCGCCAAAAAATCAGAAGGCTGCTCGCCAACGATGTAAGTTGAGCTGGGCGGAATAGGTCCGCCAGTCATGCGACCATCCTCAACCTGCCCACACTGCTCACTAGCAGCCTCTGCATACAGAGATGCATAAGCCACGAAGTCAAGCGCGGAGTCATGATGGTATTTCTCAGGATTCTGAGCCTGTCGCACCAGTTTCAGCAGGCCCATGAACATCCATCCGTCAGCCTCTTCAAGCGTGTACCCAGTGATGCAGTTAAACGCGCTCACAGTAGCCGCCATCGAACGTTCCCCGCTAGGCTTGTCGTACTGCTTGCCTCGTTCTTTCTGCACGTCCATGGCGGACTGTAGGAATTCTGTGGATTTCATTTCATTACCCTCGCGATTAAAGTAGTCTTCCATTTTCTTGAGCCCAGTCTATCGGGTCTTTCGAGTGCTTTCTAAGATTGCACCAAGGACACAAAAGCTGCAAGTTATATTTGTCGTTTGATCCTCCCTTAGCTAGCGGCATTACGTGATCGACATGAAATTTCTTTGCGCCTGATTTGAAAAGATTTTTCCTACAGTTCGCGCACAATCCACGCTGCCCGTCAAATATTTCCTGAACATCTCTTGCTGTGTGGGTGCCAGTCGCTCCTTTCTTCATGGCCTTCCGCTTACGATTACCAGCAGCAATAATCTCTGGATTTGCAAGCTTGTACAACCTGCTTTTTTCTCTGTATTTTTCAGGCTCTTTCAGTCGATTTTCCTTTTGAATTGACCTGAATTTTTCCGGATTTGCCGCGTAAGCATCCCTTGCTTTTTTTCTTATCGCTTCTGAATTTTCTTGAAGATAAGCACTTCTGGCTTCTCTCACCTTATCTTTGTTTTCAAAATAGTAAGCCATTGTCCTTGCGTTTTGTTTTTCTGGGTCTTTAGCGTATTTTTCTTTTTTTCTTTTGCTGATCTTTTCAGAGTTCTGAGAGTTATAGACTCTGCTCTGCTCCAATATTTTTTCTCTATTTTTTAAAAAATATTCTTTTCTGGATTTAGCCCTGCAATCTTTGCACGATGACGTATGCAAGTCTTTAGAGTTTGACTGCTTATGAAATGAATTTAAAGGTTTTTCAGTATCGCATTTCTTGCATGTTTTCACAGATACGCACCAGTCTAGTGGTAGTCGGAATGTATGCGGCAGGCAGTGACTAACTGCTTTTTGGGTGCCCCCTAGCCGCAATCCCGATTATACCATGAGGTGTTTATTCTTGCACCAAATCATCAACGCTAATGCCAGCCTCCTCCTCGGCAAGCCTTAGCAATGCCCTTTCTTCTCTTACCCCCAAAACGCCTCGCTCCAATCTTAGCTGATTTATTCCGCTACGACTTGAAATTAAATATATTGACCAACCCCGCGCCACCATCTCTGCAATAACCTGCTTAATCATGCGTGTAGCTCCTGTTGTTGTTTTTGGTCGAGTGGGTCGGACAATGGCGGAATAGGCAGAAGATGGGCGCTATCAAACAACCCCCAGCTATCAACAGTAGTCTCCACTACAACGCCTTCGTCGTAAATGTTAGTTTTAAGATCTTCCCCATCACAAACCCACCCAGTTGTCATGCTGTAGTTTCCGCAAGGCAAAAGGTCATTTTCTTTTACTGAATGGATTACGCATACAGTCTTTCCAATATTGTCTATCTCTTCTCCTCCAATCACCAGCGCCAACATCCCCGGCTGCAATTCGCTCATTTCCACACCTCCTGACCAGTCAGCTCTCGATATAGCTGCTGCGTCATTCCTTCAATATTAATATCTATGTAAGTCTCAAGCGCCCACGTCATACGCTCGCAAAGCTCAACGCAAGCCATGCGGTATTCCATGCGCGCCTCATTCAACGCAGACCTAGCCACGCTCACCGCCGTAGGATTCTCAATATCCGCAGCCATGTATGCAGACTGCGCCTCCTCTAGCGCTTCCCGTGCGGCTTTTACTGTGATGGTCATGTCCTTGCTCCCTCAATCTGCGCCCAAATAGCGCCGTTAATCTCACTTTCGTACTCTTTCTTCATGAAGTCAAGCGATTTGAACGAGATTGGTTGGCCTATTTCGTCTTCGCCGCCCACGAATACCCAGTCTAGTTCTGAATATCCGTTTGCGTACTGGGTGCTTGGCTCGGAGAAGGCGTGGGTTACTGAGACTTCTAGCTTGAGGCCGTGGATGTTGATTTTGTAGTAGCTCATGGCTTCACCTTCAGTCCGAGTGATTCGATGGCTGCAACAACAGCTCCTGCCTCAAGCACGTATTCAGTTTGATCCGATGCACCGTGATGCGTGAAGCCTTGAGGCAACTCGACCTCAATGGCTGCGAGGGAGGCTGACCATATGTAAATTCCCCAGCCCTCGGCGCAGCTCTGTCGCAGCTCTAGCCGATCGTCGTGCCACCACCATGCCAGGAACGCTTCCCGCATTTTCTCAGCGCTCATGACTGCTCTCCCTGGCCCATGGCGGCGTCGATAAATGAATCCATACGGGCAGGCGCCATGCCGGGAATGTCTCGCGTATCGCAATAACCGGCACCGTCACGAATCTCTGCGTTACCGATCAGCACGGCACGCAGAGATTCGTTCTCGGCCTTAAGCATTGAAATCACATCCTTTAGCCTAGCTATCTCTATAGGATCCTTCCAATCACTAACGTAATCACTCATACACCCCTCCAATAACTAATTTTCACCTTAACGGCAGGCATTGTGTATACGGCGATGAACCATGTCAAGGCGATCATAGAGATTCTCCGATTGAGGCTGCGCACAACAGGATGGCGTTTCGGTAGTCTTGAGAGCGATCATCCGTGTAGTCAGCCGTAGCCGTGTTGTCACCGTGGTAGTCAAGCGCATGAACCTCTTCGTATCCGTTGTACGCGGCCACCTCCATATCTAGGGATGCCATCAGATCAAACGAATCCGCAGACGAATGCTCTGGATCCCACCGCCGAACAATAGCCCCATCCTTAACCAGATAGTTCGCGCCGTCCGAGTCAGTCCAGAGGTCATGCTCAATCGCGAAGGCTGCGTTTTTTAGTGTTGTTGGGGTGATGGTCATTAGTCGTGCTCCGAAAGTACTGAGTGGATGATGTGTAGCTCCATCACGTCTACATGCTCAATCTCTTCGACGTGCTCAACGTACTCGTCAAGGTTGCCGTGTCGGTCAAGAGTGACAATCGCCCACTCAGTGACTAGTCGAGTGATTTTAGCTTTTACTCGTTTAGGTTTTTGATCAGTAATCATTTCGCGCGCTCCAGAATATTGCGGAAGTCTTCCATCGTGATATTCCCAGGCCCAGCATAATGCTCAAGCGCAATCGACATGCCGATCTCATCTAGCAAGGAACCGATGTCGAAAGCAGATACCATTTCTTTGGCTGTAAATTGATTGATTACCTCACCTTGATCTACTTCTACAACAAGCTCAATGTGACTGTCTTCTCGAAAATGAGAGCTGCTAGCACAGGAAAACCTAGCACATTCGATATTTATGTATTTCATACACCCTCCAAATTTTCCGCAAAAAGAAAGGCTCACATTAGGAGCCTTTTGGTGGTTGTGTCAAGGTTATTTAGCAGCTATCAGTACAAATAAAAACCCTAACAGGAATGAGAACAAGCATGCAGCTCCGGCAACGTCTGCATCGATCATTTCAGAATATACCGTGCAAGGCTTTGTATTGACGACCACAGCTCGCTAGAAGGTCTAGTATCGTACTGGCCTAGCATCTTGGCTAAACGTACTCCAGCGGGCTTGTGAGTGTCTTCTAGGGCGCGCACATCCGGCGTGTTCATAATGTTGCAATAGGTTATTGGTTCGCGACGGTGATCGATAACAGTATCAAGGTGCATCTGATTCGGCAGCGGCTTCATGCGTTGCTCCGTTTTGCAAGGTAATCGGCAAGAAGTCTCTTATTGATCTTCTTCGTTATGCGCGGCTTACGCTTCTTTGCTGATGCATTGCGACCGAAGCCAATCAGCTTCCAGTCAAGCGATGACATATCAGATCCAGCAGGAGCTATAGCAAACTCCATCGTAAAACCATTGACCTTCATTGCTTGCTCTCCATGATTTGTTTGGCGCGGTCAAGAATATCCTGAGACTGCTGCGGAACACAACCGTAAGCAGCGATTGCCAGGCCCTCGATCTCCATCGCCATCTCATCCACCAACGACACATAAACATCTGTCGTCTCCTGGCAGCGGGTGAAGGTGTCGAGGCGGGCGTCCCATTCAGCGGCTAACTCGGCCTGCACTGCTGTTGCGCCTTCAGTGATCTCGTAATCGCCATAGCCGTCGCACCAATACACACCCTCAGGCACCGGCCAAATTTCCTCGAATCTTGCGCGTATGTTCATATTGTTCGTTTCCGTGTTCGTTATTGTTAAAAGGCGAAGATTTGGTTAGTTTTTGATCAGCGCATAGACCAAGTAACGTCATACCCATCGCCAGTCCCAATGATGCAAACGCCAATAGCACCTTGCCTCTTCAGTCGTCCAGCGTGATCGCAAGCTTGAGTATAGGTCGCGTGACTCATTCTGTAGTTGTTAATGTCGTCACCATCTAGTAAAGAATTCGTTACGCCAATGCTTTGGCGATTGCTTTTTGACCTAATTCCCACAGCCTTGATTCTTTCATTCGCTCAGATCTAGCGGATCGCTCTTCGTCTGAAATATTCATTTTGTAGCCTGTCTCGTATTCTCTTTCAAGGTTATGCAGTGTTGCGTGCTGACCGTGATCGATAATCTGAAGGTTTTCAATTCGGTTGTCAGTCTTGATCTCGTTCAGGTGATGAACATCCTCTGTCGGCAACAGATCTCGATCTAGATGCATTTGCATGATCCAT